CACTATCTCTACGCTCTGCTAACTCTAAGAAGTTTTCACGAGCATTTAAATCAACACGATAAGCAATGCTTTGTCCTACAAAGGCAATAACATCTATTAGAGCAAGATATTCACTGGACTCAATGTAATCATTAAAATCTTCTGGGTAGTTTTGACGAATATATTCAATCATAGTTCTACGAAGATTGTTAAAATCGTAGCTAGTAAAGTCAGCATTTTTAAAAGATTGATAGATTTTCTGCCAATCTTGGGCAACTAATAAGTTGTTTTGTCTATCTGTTGAACTCATGAATATATCCTAGTATCAGTATTTATTGATTATTAATATGTGGGTATTTTATCAAGCTATCAATAAACCATTAGCTTGATCAAATCTTAATTGTAACGCTTGTTGTATGTTGTATGGTAGATAAGTCAAATTACATTGTATTTGTATACCTGTTTCGTATGCTGTAACAATCACTTCACTAGCCCGAACTCTAGGATCGTAATTGATAATAGCATTGACATTTTCTGTAATTGTATATTTTACTTCATCAGTTAAGGGTTCAAATAAAATATCCCAAATAACTGTTCCAAATTCAGGATTCATTAATCTTTCACCGCGTCTAGTATTAAAAAGATTAATTAGATCTTGTTTTATTAATTCAAAATCAAACAATTTAAAATTTTCAGTATTAGGATTAACCGTGCTAAATCCTACATAAGTTTGAGCAGGAACTGGTGATTTACGGCTAGCTGCCGTAAGTGTAATGTTATTATATAGTTTAGTAGATGCCATGATTATGGTCCTTGTGTAGTATCAGCAGACGGTGGTTGCAAATTAAAAGTATCATCTGGTGCTGTATAACTGTTAAATGCATCCGGAACACCTATGTCATCCTGAGAATTAATATCTGTTTTATCAGATGTAAAGAAAGTAGGATCTAAATTTTCGTGTCCTGGCCATGGCTCTGTTCCCGGAACACGCTGAAGAATACTATCTAATGTATTAGATTCATCTGTTGGATTCTTATGTGTAGGTATAGCATCAGGTTTAGTTGCTTTGCTTGCTTTATCGGCTGCAGGACCATTCATGTGTATTTTATCAGCGGTTTCAATGTGATTGCCACCACTATTAATATTTGTATTTCCGCCAGCAGTAAAGTTATTGTCAGTGCTGGTGTTTAAATTATAAGATCCGCCTACAGTCATTGCAGTATCATCACCGTAAGTCATATCCATAGTTCCATCTACTTCAATTTGCCCAAGTCCGCCTACTTTTAAATGATAGTCTCCGCCAATTTGAGTTGTGCTATACCCGCCAGTTTTTAAATTAAAATTTCGTCCTGCTTCTAAATTAATGTCTCGATCAGCTCTAATGTTTAAATCATTTTCTGTATGTATACTAACACTATCTTGACTATAGATATCTATTTTACCGTTACTTGTTAATTCTACCCAAGCAGTTCCGCGACTATTGGTAATATAAATTAAATCTTCACTGTTGTGTAATAAAATTTGATGACCTGTTCTAGTTCTAATTCTTACAAGTTCATTATGCGGAATAGTTACATTACCATTCTCATCATCTGAAGTTACATAAGTAGGTCCAGATTTACCAGCTTTGTCTGTTCTTAAAAACTTATCGTCACCGTCGTCCATTACAAATGTTGAACCGCCGAGACGACTTACCCAAGTTTCTTGCTTATTTGGGGCTTCGCCAACTTTTCCTCTTAAGGCTTTAGGATTGGTTCCATCATTGTAATTTTCTGGGCGTTTATCTAAAGGACCGGGTGTGCTAATTCCAAACACACTACTTGGAATTTCTCGACGGGCACTGCTAGATGTGATACCTCTAATATCGTCATTTAACAAACCTTGAGCTTCTAATGCATCAGCTAAAAGATGGCGAGGTTTAGGTATAGTAGTAGCATCTTTTACACTACGACCGCTAATTTTTTTATTGTATTCTGCTACGGGAATTCTTGAAGTGTTATCTCCATCAACTACTGATTGCGATGCGGCAATTCCCGGAACCATAAAGTTACGACCTTTGTCATACGGAACTCCGCCTATCCAATATGGTTGTGCAGGATCACCGTTGAGGAAAATTACAAGAACAATTGATCCTGGGTCCGGAGGAACCATCCACATACCATATGATTTAACTGTGTTATTATAATCGTCTGGATCTGCTACAGTAGCATCATCATTTGTATTACCCCAGAAAGGAGAAATCATTTCTGCGGTTATAGTTTGACCTGGAGATTTTTCATTATTATCACCGGCGTCCATAGACAGTAATTCAATACGTAATCGTCCCATATTGCCAGAGTCGCCATAACCAACTACTCTGCCTAACTTGGGCATCTGAGGCGTAAATTCACCGTCTGCACCTCTGTTTATATTTTGTCCCATATATTAACCTTCACCCCATCCGTTATTACCAACTGGTGCACCTGTAGCATCTACCGGTCCTGTATTTGTATTAGAGTTCGATGTTGTATCACTTCCAGTTCCTGCACTAGTATCAGTTGACCCAGCTGGCGTAGAAGAACTTTTTGTAGAAGCTGTCGTTGTCTTATCAGTTAATGTTGCACTAGCTGGTGAAGCGGTGTTTTCTTGACCTTTTCTTCGATTTAACCCTAATGTCTGTGTAAACTGCCCGTTTCTAAAAACGCTTTGTATTTTTTGTATTTTAAATAAACCGCTAAATTGAGTCATTACTTTTGTATTTCCAAAATTGTATAACCCTGTAGCCTGATTAATATCTAAAGGAGATCTAAAATTAATTAAAATATCAACTTCACTAGTTTGCCAATTTATATCTCCGCCTTTAGTTAGATTAACGGTCGCAACGTCATCTGTAAAATTTCCCATTCCGCTATTAGCAATATAATACGGATCGCCGACAATCTGAACATCAGAATTTAACATGTCATATCCTTCTGTTAATGCGTTATGCCATTGTTTAATAATACGAGTTTTTGTCTGCTCTCCAGAGTCGCCGCCTTTACCGTCAAATGGCGTTTTGTTTAGTGTCGGCGCAACTATTGCAGTTTGAGAATTAACACTAGGCGTAGCACCCGAAGGGGTTACTGGAGTATTTGATGACTTATTTTGAGAAGATTGACTCTCAGCGGACTGCGCTTCTTTTGTTTTATTAGATTGTGTTAACGTTCCAGCATCTGCAACAGATTCCTGAATAAATGTTTGATTGATTTCAAGATCAAACTTTAAAATATCAATATTTTTTCCAGAATAAACAAAATCATAAACTTTAACACATTCTTTTTTTAGTGCATCTATACCTGGTGGTTGAGAACCTGGGGCAATAAAATGACTAGCGTGAACTTTATAAGGTATAATTCTATATACCATTACTCGAGGTGCTTGTCCGGTAATTGCATCATTTGATTTGTCTGTAATATGGTATGTTTGAACATCAATCCGCCACCAAGGTTTAAATCCTTGAGAATCAGGTTTTGAATTTAATGAATCAACCGCATACTTACTTCTCATTATAACTTGATTTATTACACTAACTAAATCAATACCTTTAGTAAATTTCATGTCAACGTAACCCGACTTTGAAACTACTTTACTTTGAATGTAGTTTCCATTTTTGTCCATTACATCAGCAGTTGAACGCATAGCAGGATTTCTTGGATCTAGATCATCGCTAAAATCCATAGATGACTTGCCAATAATATTAGTTGCACCGTCACCTTGCACTAGAGTTTTATTAACAGAAGATCTTGCAACTCCTAGTTGTTGAAATAGTTGAGGATTGTTAATTGATTTACTAGTGTCAGTTGTAGCAGTTCCGCTACTTTCAGAAGCTGTAGCACTAGAAGTTCCGCCTACTATGCTTTGTCCAGAAACGCTAGTGGCTGGAGATACTGGAAATAAAATTAAAATTTCATCAGGTGTTTTTACTGTGCCAACTTCTGCTTGTTGTTTAAGTCTAAAATTTACAATAGATTGAAGACTAGTAGCACCAGTTTGTAAGATTTCTTGAACATTTTTACCAGTTAGTGTAGCAGTAGAATATAAGGTGTTGTGCGTAACATTAAGTGCATCATTATTTGAAATATAACCCACACACGAATATTTTGATCCGGCAGCAGATACCTTCATATTCATTGTATTAAATTTAAATGGTATGAATTTTTTTGTATTAGGAACTGAAGACATAGCTCCTGATTGGTTTGCTCCGTAAAATTCTATCATCATTAAAAATGAACAATTAGCATAGTTACTATAACCAGCATCATATGCAGCCTGCTGACAAGCTAGCATAAATTCTCCCATACTATAAGGTTCAATAATAGTAAACTCTATTTTTGTTATATTAGTATTAGATGTTGCTTTTTCAAACCCCATTGCACCATCGATAGTTAATGTATCTATATAAAATTCATTTTTCCCCATTGGAGAATTAATACGATTGTTAGGATCTATGCCAGCACTTTTGAAAATAAACTTAGGTAACTTACCTCTAAGATAAGAATTTAAAGGGAAATTAAATTGGTCAGCAGTTAGCGCCCCCATACTTATAATGTAATTGTAGGAAGCATAATTGTGCAATGGATTAGGAATTGGCAGATTTGCTTGACCAATTCCTCCGCTTCCTAATAGTCCGCTTAATGCGCCAGTTATAGAACCAATAGCACCTGTAACACTACTAACTACTCCGCTAACTGCGCCACTTACGCTATCTGCTATACCAGATAACGTTGAAGCTGGAGAAGAATCTACAGATACTGTATCAGTTGCATTAGATGCAGTTGTTGCTCCGTCAGTGCCTGTTGCTAAAGTTGACCCATCATCAAATGTAGTAACACTAGAACCATCATCAAATATTTGGGTCGGCATATTAAAGTCCTAATACTTTTGTTAGGCTACTTTTTTTACAAAGATAAATTTGCGTGCCAGCAGTAAAATCAAAAATAGGATCTTGAATAACGTCAAGATTTCGTTGCATAAAGACCCACCATAGTTGTGGAGTGCCATATAATGCATACGCTAATAAATCGGGTCTATAAGCAAATTTTGCTTCTATAGTATATAAAAAATCATCCGGTTCGGCACTAACCGACCGTATGGCTAGGATATCAAGATGATTATTAACTATTGGGGTGCTTCCCCAAGGGCTAAGATCGTCATATGTAGCTTGCATGATTAAATATATCCAAAAGATTGATTGATGTATCCGCCTTGAACAAATCTATCAAGACTAAATGTTCTAGAACTATTTCTACTATACATCGGTTGTAGTGTAATAGTAAAACTACTCTTAGTAGGAACATACGCTACACCTGCACTAGTAGAGCCTCCTAGTCCAAAAGTTCCAGCAAGTTGAGCCACTTGCCCAACAGTCCCGGCAATGTTACTTATCGTGCTAGTGATACCACTAAGGTCAGGTAAGGCTCCACCAACTAAAGATGCAAGGCCGCCAATACTGTCAGTTGTGCTTTGAACAGCACTTGCGGCACTGCCTACCACGTTAACTCCAATATAATCGCAGTCATTTCCTAAGGTAGTTGTAAAATTTGTCATAGCAACTGGAATATTTTTAAAAACATAGTTTCCATAACCATTTAAAAATACAATAGGCGGAGGGTTACCTGCTTTTGGATCAGTTGACATAAACATCTTAGTTACTGATCTGCAATAATGAAGGGCCGCAATCCAATATAAACCTTGGTTAGGATCTTCAACGTTCATTGGTGCAGTAATTTGAATAGTGCCGGGATCACTGTTTTCGTAAGCATGGAAGGGATAATTATTGTGAGTAGTTGCTATAGGAGTGTATTTGGCGCTTTGATTAATTGTAATCTGAGGAGTGTATGGAAATATTAATCCGCCGGCTTGCTGTAATGGGGTCAACACAGGACTATTTTGAAAGCTAGACCAGTTAGGCAAACTTAGTCTAACACGCCAATCATTACTGTTTGTATCACTACTAAACAAGGAGACTGCACTTGCTACATCGCCTATTACTTCGCCGGCTGCTGGAAAATTGCCTGAAGTCAAGTTATCAACAAGACCTCCAAAGCCACCGTTATTGCTAAAATTGTTTATAGCGCCGAATGTTGACGATACTGCTCCGATTGTGCTACTTAGCCCTTGCCCGCTATCAAATAGTCCCATAATATTATCCTTTTGGTATAATATTTAGTTGACTTTTTAATGTGCGTAGTTTATAATTACAAATCAGAGGACCCTCCAGGATGACATTACCAACCAAAGTAAATTACCTAAACAACAAGGATATGTTGTTAGAAATACACAGAAGCAAGAGCTCATATTGCAGTTTTTTAGATCCGTCCTATCACCAATACGACATTATTTTACCAAGTATAGATAAAATTAATATTCGATCAATTGCCGAAGCTAAACGTAATAAAGCAAAAAGATTAGGTGACGCAGAATACGCTAGACGTAAAGCCGCTGGCGAAAAAGTCAAACAAGCAGACTGCGAAGTTGACTACAAAAAGATTACCAAAGATGAACTTATTTTTAGAATAATGAGTTATGATCATATTCCCTTAAACGGAATACGTAAAAAGAATCCAAAGACTATAGCAGATGGTAGAGACAAAGTAAACTTTCCTCCTTTCCAACATTGGAAGTTTAATGAACAAGACGAACTAGTTTGTGTGGGTAAAAGTCACTGGAAAGGTGATTTAGAAAAAGGTCATTTTGACAAAGATGCTGGGCAGATTACTCCAACTCTAGCTCGCATGATGATCAAACTATGTGAGCGTTATGCTACTCGCGGTAACGTTCGTGGTTATACTTACAACGACGAAATGAAAGGACAGGCTATTTTGCAGTTAACACAAATTGGATTACAATTTGACGAAAGCAAATCGGACAATCCATTTGCTTATTTTACTGCGGCTGTAACTAACAGTTTTGTTCGTGTTATTAATTTAGAAAAACGTAATCAAAATATTCGTGACGATATTTTAGAAATGAATGGTATGAATCCTAGTTATAGCAGGACTGGTGCTGGAGAGCATGCGGCTGCCATGAAACGTAATGATGAAGCAGGACCAACTGAATGACAAATTTATTTAAAAAAGTAGCTTGTTTTACCGATATACACTTTGGCTTAAAGTCAAATAGTAATGTTCATAATCAAGATTGCGAAGACTTTGTAGATTGGTATATTAGCAAAGCTAAGGAGGAAGGATGTGACACAGGTATCTTTATGGGAGACTGGCACCATAATCGCAATAGTCTTAATATCACTACAATGGACTATAGTCTTAGGGCGTTGGAAAAACTGGGCCAAGCGTTTGATAATTTTTATTTCTTCCCTGGTAATCACGACTTGTATTATAAAGACAAGCGAGATATTCACTCAGTGGAGTTTGGAAAATAT